CTATTTTATTATCAAATAAATCATCACCCCATCGTGTATGTTTATCTTTTAAATTACGTTCAGCTAAATTTGCTTCTAAAATATCGCTGATGTCTTGTCTAGTTTCAATCACTAAACCTTCGTCTGTTGCATGTGCTACAGATGTTCTAAATGTTGTTGGTTTCATTCATTTACCTTTTACCTGTGATTTTAGTGAAAACAATTTTTACAGGCAAATATATTAAAATGTAAATACAAAAAGAATAACAGAGGTGTAGGTATGCCCCATCACCTCTGCATTCAATAATGGATAAAAGTCCATTAAACTTTCTACTACTCTGCCAAGTCAGCAATAATACCGTGAGCAGCTTCGTTCTTAACTTCTAGTGTGTATTCTACTAAAAGTTGAGTTACATCAGCGTCACCAGTTTTTGCTAATTCATTTGTAGCAAATGGTCGTAAGTATGCAATTGCTGCGTACTCTGGATCAAGAACAAACGCTACTTCACCGCCATCACCAGAATCTGCTGGAATGAAACGGTTAGGAACAACAGAAATGCTACCAAAGTCTGATAAATAAACATCAGCAGCACCAATAATTGTTGTTGCTTTGTTAGCAGGAGCTTGGTAACGTTGTGCAGCAATACCAGCAAAACCAGATACTACTTGTTTTTGTGTTGGTGTTACCATTAACACTTTAGGATTGCCACCGTTTGTGAAGCATGATTTTACAACTGATTTTAATTGTGATTCTTCAAAAGTACGGTCTGTACCAGAAACACGAGCAGTTGTACCACCAGAACCAGCAGTACCGTTAGTACCTAGTGATTTGTTTGAAGATAACCATGCTTGTAAACCACCTAATGTACGAGCAGTTGTAGCGTTACCAGCTGCATTTAATTGGTTGCTTAAAAGGATGAATTCCATGTCACGTTTGATTTCAGCAGAAGCTTTAGCTAATTGGTAAGCCTTTTCAGATTTACGACCAGCTTTGTTTACTGCTTCAAGAGTACCAGCAATCTTCACAGTTTTTTGTGAGATTTGTGTACGGTTGCCAAGACGTGTTGTTGGTGATAATGTTGCATCAGATGCTGTTGCACCTTCAACTGCAGCGTTAGAACCATTAACAGCTGCTAGGCTGTCTGTTTGCCACTCATGGAGAACACCAGTAGCTTTTGTTTTGCCAACTGATGACATAAATGGTGTTTCTGTTGGAGAAATGTTATAGATAACGTCTGTTAAATCCTCACGTTGACCTATAGCGGTATAGGTTTGATATGTTGCCATGTTTTATTCTTCTTTCTTATAAAAATTGTTCAAATAAAGCTGCTGCGTCACGGACATGTCCGCTGTTACGCAACTGTGCTTTCTGTTTTTTAATTGTTTCTGTATTGTTATTACTTGTAGCAGATCCAGCCTTAAGCATCTTTGGTGCTTCAGAAACTTTCTTTGTTACAGCAGGTTTTGACTTTTGAAGCTTGTCATACATCATCGCCTTGTGTAGAGTAATAACGTGCCTAGAATCATAGACGCTAGATAATTCTGCATCTGAAAATCCAAGCGATTTGCCATAATTGCGAATCTCATTACGGAGGTTTTCGCCTTTAGCAGGGTCTGAAAACTCTGGTAAGACTTGCGTTAATTTTTGTGCTTCCTGTGCAACTCTTTCTTGCATGGCACGAGCAGTTTCAGATTGTTGCAATTGTGCAATTCTGTCTTGCTCTGCTCTTATAGCAGCGAGTTGTTCTTTCCTTTCAGAAAGTTCAGCGACTTTAACAGCATATCCTATAGGGTCGTTTTCTTTAAGGGCATTTAAGTCCTCATTCGGCGTTTGTGAAACTATAAATTCTTCTATAGCTTGCAAACGTTGAGCATATGTATCACGAGCATACTTTGCCTCCTCAATAGCCTTACGTTCAGCCTCAACAGCTTTACGTTGTTCAGCTACCTCTGTGGTCTTTTTAGTGTAATCAGCACCAAGTTGATAACCTTTAATTAATTCATCAAGGGTGACATCTTTTTCTTCCCCAGCCGCCTTTACTTTAAAAGTCTGGGGTTGTTCCTCTTCTTCAACTTCGGTTTCTTCTTGTTCTTCAGCTTCTTCCTCAACTACTTCTTCAGCTTCGTCAGTTGCTTCAGCTTCTTGTTGTGGCTCTGCTTCTTGAGCCTCTGTTTGTTCAGCTTGTTGTTCACCTGCTAATTGCTCTTCCGAGTTTGCTGGGGTGTTCATTAAACCTTCAAAAGCATTGGCTGCTTGATTTACTGTAAGCTCGCCACTTCCAGAATCTTCTGGAGTCATGGTTGTTTCACTCATTTTTATTTCCTATAATCCTCTAGGGGAGGTTACCCATTTTAGAAATGTCTAAAATATCTTCCATGCTTTACTTTTAATTTCGCCAGTTTTAGCGATTGATTCCAAGTAAGACATAAGTTCGTTATAACAAGCTAATCTTTGATAGGCTTGTTCTCTAATATCAGACTCATTTTGATTTGAGTACATGATAGTTTGTAATTGGTTTTGTTGTAGTTCTTTAATTACAGATTGAAAATGTTCGTCATTCAGTATGCCAGTAATAGCGTCTACCTTATTGGACATTGTTCATACCTTGTGTCATGTTGTTAATTTTATCTAAAGAATCTACGATAGTTTTTGTCTGTTCGCTTCTTGTTTTTTCAGCTTGATTAGCAGCATCAGTTTCAATCTTCAATTGTTTAAGAGCTAATTCAGTGTTTTGTTTTAGTTCTTGTTGTTGAAGTTCTAATGCTTTACGAGCATTCTCTAATTGCATTTGCTCACGTTCTAAATCAAGTTTAGCAGCGTCAGTTTGTGCTTTAAGTTGTGCTTTTTCACGTTCAACCTGTACAAGAAGTTCTGTAGCTTGTACATTTGCATCTGGTTTTTCTGGTTGAGGTTGTGACAAGATTTCGTTTTGCTCTGGTGTAATCTCATTCATGAATTGTGCAGCATCTTTAAAGCCAGCCATGTTAATAAACTTGGCTAATGTGTTACGATATTGCATTAAGTTCACTAATGGATTAGATAAACCATATTGCTGAATGATTTGCTCTTGTTTTTGCAAGATCATTTGCATTGTTGTTAATTGTTCTTGACGTGTACCTGTACCTAAACCTACGTTAATAGATACATTGTATTGGTTGCTCCACTCACGAGGATTAAATGATACATATTTACCATTTAAACGCACCAATTGCTCTTTATCTTGATATTTGCATAGTAAGGTAAGGATTCCTTTGAAAAGCGATTTAACGCCTGTTTCTGCAAAGATACGAGCTATTAATTCAAGCTTTCCTGCACTTGCTTGTGACATTGCTGACACAGCAGCAGCTGTTACGTTTTGTAGTATGTTAGGATCAATACCATTTTGTGAATCTGATACACCTGTACGTCTTGCTTGTACGCCATCTAGGTATTCAAGCATTGGGAATGAGCCTTGTGTTGTAGAAGCTACAGTTAATGGTACTAAAGCGTTAGGATTCTTCAATCTTACAACGCCACCAGCTGTAGATGTCAATAAATCATCAAGATTTACTTGTCCTTCTACTGCACCAACACGATAATTGTTAGTTAAATAGAGGTTATCCAACATTTGACGTAAAACAGTAGATTTAATAAGCTGTAAATCGAGTGCACGATCAGCTAAAGACTGTCCGTAGAATTTATGTGGGATCGGAATTGGGCAAAGTGAGTGGAATGGGACATAATCACACTCTTCATCTTCCAAAATCTCATTAGAAGCGTATACAATGCGTCTTAATTCAGCAATACCGTCATTATTGTAGTCTACTTTTATGTAACATTCGTAAACTTCTACCACTTCCATAGATTGGTCTTGAGAACCCATGCTATTTGGCTGTTCACCTTGTGAATAACGAGCAATTCTGTCTGGACTAAACTCTAAAGTATCACCAGATTCTAAAGAATCTACTAATTTTTTATCAAAACCCATAGCAACTAGCTCTGAACGAGTCAACATTCTACGATGTGCTACAAATGGTGAGTCTTGAATGGTTCTAGCACGTTTAGAAATAAGGAATTCTTCTGGTGGTACGTTTTCTACGACCACTTTACCTTCTTTTTTAGTGCGTTTGATCTTAACTTCGTGTTCACGTTTGACATTTTGGAAGACTTGACCAGTCATTGGGTCAACAATCTCTTCTATTTCTTCTTCTGTTTCTTGTTCTACGATTTCTAAATCATCATCTTGCATGAGCATCATGAGCTCATCGTCTGTAAGTGACTCGTATTTTTCTTTTGTAACGTCTACTTTTTCATCCCAGTATGCTTTTACAATACCAGTCTTTTGTAGAAGTGCGTCTTTAAACCAATTATGTAGAATTAAGAAGCCATCATTTTGTCTGTAAAATATCCAATTACAATATTCAGTTGCTTGTTGTGCAAAAGGTTCGTCACCATTGTTAGTAGGTTGGAATTCAACAACACCGTCTGTAGAAGTAAATACACGAATAAGTTGAGGCAAAGCTCCATCTACAACTTCTGCTACTTCACCAGTAACAATTTGTGATTTGCCTTCTACTTCGTTACCATATGGCTCACGAAGATAGTATTCAAGTGCTTGTTGACGTTCTGCAACTGTGTCGGTTTCGACATAGCCAATAGAATCATCAATTTCAGACTCGACAATGCTTTTTAATTTGTTAATATCCATTAAACTATCCATTTAGTATTTACGTTAATAGGTTTATTCCACTCTTCAGCTGGACTCTCATCTAATCCTGTAGCTAGATATCTAAACGAGTCTGCAGCATGTGATGACCAATCATGTAGTGGTCTATCGTGGAAAACTGCACGCTTCTCATCATAGTGTCTACGATAGTTGCGTAGTGCATCTAGACCTTGTTTTGTTTTAGGATCAAACCAACATCTAGGTATTATTCGTCTAACTGCTTGTATGCCATCCATAACATTAAGGCGAGGAGCAGTAACAATTGATAATCCTGCATCTTCTAGTGTCTCCTTACGAGATTTACCAGTACCTAATTCTCTTACTTCTACGTCATGTGGCAATATGTGTGTAAAGTGTGCATAGTCGTTATCTCGCAACCACTGCACATAGTAGTCTAATCCTTGACCATGATTTTCCATGTAGTCAATAAGACGTATTTCTTTACCTGTAAGTTGTGCTACCCAAATAGATGTAGAGTCAGAGATACCCAAGTCCCAAGAGGTATAACTACGGCACAAGTCATCACGAGGAATCTCTGTAATGTGTGCTTTCTCTTCTATTTCATTAATTAGTTTAGAGTAAAATGATCCTTCTACAGGAGCATTGAAAGAACACTCAAACTCTTGCATAAACTTATCTTCGCCCATTTCAAGACGAGCAGCTGTAAGTTCTTGTTCGTTTAGTAGCTTTGTGTCACTAGATTTAAATTCTAGTAATTTCCATCCTTGTCCTTCAGCAGCACGATCTCGTAGACCCCTGAAGTGATTGTTGCCTTTGGGTGTTCCCATTGCAACACAGAAACCTAGTCGGTCTGTTAACGCAGGTCTGATAATGTCACTGAAGACAGATGGATTTATGTTACCTACTTCGTCTATAACTGCTCCATCGAGGTAAATACCACGAAGAGAGTCTGGGTTATCTGCACCATAAAGTGAGATACGTCTACCCATAAAGTCTACACGAAGTTCGGCAATGTTTACTTTTGCACCTAAAGGGCGTGTGTAATTAACAAGGTAATCCCATGCAATACGTTTAGATTGGTTATAGGTTGGAGCTACATATGCGTATCTAGGGTCTTTTTTTGTGCAGGTAAGTGCACTATGGATCAGCTGGTTAATCGCTGATACAGTTTTACCCATACGTCTGTGTGCTACCACTACCACAAACCTATTATCTTTTACTGCTTGGTGAATCAATTTTTGGGGGACTCGTGGTCTATACCCAGTGTCTAAAGTTTTTTGCGACTCCATATAGGGTCATCGCCTCCTAGTTGTTAAATTACCACTTTACTTTGTTTGCCCAATATGCTGCAGACATTTTGCCTTTAGCGATATTTTTAGCGTGTCGTGCCTTA